CAAACAAGTAAGTGGCAATTATAGTTCCTGTTGCACCACCAGTTCTAAAAATAATTGAACCACTGGCTGAATTACCTTTACCTTGTATCGAAGTTAATCTTGCTCTTCTCGTTGTCGCTACCATCTGTGCCGTGGCTGTTGCATGAGCACTCGACTGGTCTGACATAAAACTTGCTCCACCCATATATTCTCCTTAGTGGTGCTCCCGAAGGAGCACCGTTTAATTATTAGTTACCAAAAGGTGTAGCAATTGTGCCATCACCGATTAATAAACCTTCAACCATGTAAGTGTTATCAGCTGTTGCAGTGAATTTTACTCTTGAACCAATTAAGCCACCTGTTGTAGCGTTACCAGCTCCTGCTTCACCATTTAAGTTCATAACATCATTTGCTGCTGCAGGCACGAAAGCTTTTTTTGCACCGTCGTCAACACCGATCATTACTGAACCAACAAACTTGTCAGTGCCATCAGTTGAAATAGTACCAGTAAATTCATCAATGAAAAGAATTTCAAAAGTTGTCCCTACTGTACTTTTGTTGTTCGGATCACTTCCTGGACCAGCTGATGCACCATCTGAGGTAGCAACAATTGTTGGAAGTGTGATTGCAGTTGGAGTTCCAACTGGGTCCATAGTAACTATTCTTCCTGCGTGATCAGCAACTGTTAAATCAGTTGCAGCAGTTAGAGCGATTACAGAACCTGGGCCAATAGATTGAAAACCGTTTTTCGATCTTACCGGACCGTCGAATGTAGTATTTGCCATAATATTTTCTCCTATAGTTTTGCACCTGCAGTCTCTATAGCGTCTGCCTAGCCAGTCTGCAGATTATTTAATCTAGGTTGTTTACATTATACATAAAAAAAGGGGCGATGTGAACACCGCCCCTTAATTCGTAATACTGTTAATTAGTATTAGCTAGTTGGTAAGTTTCCGTTACCAAATACACATCTTGGATCTGAGAATCCGAATGAGTATCTTTCTCTAGCTTTAAATCTAACGTTACCAGTATCGAAGTCACCTTCAATTGCAGTTTTGATTGGTGCTCTGACAAAATGCTTAAATCCGTTAGGGATATCAGTCATTATGAAGAATGAGTCTGTGTCAGTTAAAAAGTTATTAACTCTGTAACCTTGAGGAATCATTCCCATAGATACTAATGCATTGATGTCATTGTCCGCTGTCGCCGTTCTTTGAGGAGACTTCATTAATCTTTCTGCTGTGAATTGTAATTCTTTTGGAATTATCATTTTCACGCCTTGTGCAGCGATTTTTAAGCCTCTTTCATCGACGAATCCTGCGATATCAATCAACGATTGCTCTAGTGAAGTTTCGTTCAAGTCAGCTGCTGTTGCTAATACGTTACTAAATTCACCGCCAGTTGCTAATGGGTGATTGTTCGCGATTAACGGAACACCATCTCCACCAGTTACTGCAGTAAATTGAGCTTGGTTAAGAACGTTAGCTGCTTTTACTTGCTTCGTGTTAGACATAGATCTTGCAAGTGCTCTAGTGTATCTAGCTGCAAGTCTGTCATAAAGGTTATCTTCGATTGCTTCTTCTGTGATAGCAAATGCTAAAGCGATTGTTTCGTGTGTGTATCTAGCTGTGAAAGTTTCATTCGCTTGATCAAACACTACTCCAGCACCTTCTTGTTTAGTTGGTGCAGAAGCGAAACCACTTAACATTACTTCTTCTTCGAAAGCTCTGTCAGATGTTTCTGATACATAAATTTCAGCATGCTGATTTTCGTATCTGTTGTATTCCAGGCCAAATAAGGCATTTAAACCTGGCTCTAGTTCTTTGACTAGTTGTGAACGTGTTATTGCCATAATCTATTCTCCTTATATTCCTGTTCCACTTCTGTAAAAATGCTTATTGATTCTTACAAGAATGTTGGCATTTGCTGAACCAGTATCGCTATTATCTGGATCTTGAGAAATGTCGATCGCTTGAATTATAAACGACGCATTTGTTCCTGATACCGAGACGTCAAGCTGTACTTCTGAAATGCCTGTTGTTGTGTTACCGCCACCAGTTGATACTGAATAGTTTCGGAACAGATCTGCTTGCGCAAATGTTGCATCCGCATCCATTAAGAAAACAGCATCTGGGTCATCGACTACGAATGCTGTGATATCACTCGCCGCGATTGATCCTGGATAACTATTTCTAAAGGTCGGTTTTTGCGTAGTAGGATCTGTGTAAAAACATCCATTGAAAACTCCTATAACAGCTGTTGAGTTGTTAGCAGTGTGTCTGTCAATTGTTCCTGCAGTTAATGGGATTACCAAATCACCTTGGAAAATTGCAGTAGTGTGACCACTAGCAATACTATATCTGTTCTGAGCTCCAACTAATGGTGTACCGTCTAGTTTTCTGTAAGGTCTTAGACCAAACTTTTCCGCTACGTTTGCCATTTGTTTTTTTCTCCTATTATTTTTAAGTTACCGTCCTTAGATAGTAATAGTAAAAATATTATTTTTTACGACCACCTCCAAAGGTTACGTTGGACTGCCTATCAATATTGATTGGCATGTCCGGATGTTGTTCCTTCATAAGATCTCTATCAACGGCATTCATTCTATCTTGAGTTATTTTTTTAAAATACTCAGCACGTTGTTGTAGAATATCCAAAGGTATCCTTCCCAACACAAGGCCCCCAATCCCGATTAACCCCTTATACTTGCCATCAGAATAAGAAGGGTATTTATGATTTTTGCCAAGTTCACTTTCTACAGTAGAAGCTTTGACAAACTCCCAACCCTCTCTAAGTTTTTTAGATACATTCGCTGTATCCTCAAAACCTTGCACTTCGGTTCTTATCCACCTATGTGCATATCCTGTTGGTGCTTTCGGAGCATCCAAACTGGATGGTGGAGTCCAAGTTTTTGGTTGTTCTAGATTTTCTCTAGACTCAGACTCGCGTGAAGTTCTATCTATCTTATCGCTCATTTATCCTCCTTCACGTATTTAGCGTATTCCTCTAAAGGCACCCCTAATCTTTTCGCTATTGCTACCTGTGATTTGGTGAGTTTCACAGTTCGGCGTCCATGTTGTTTACGACCAGCTGAAGCAACTGTTTGGACGGGTTTAGGTTGCTCCTTAACTTCTTCTTTAGTCGTGGTTTCAAAGGCATTAGGAAAATACTTCCCAATCCTTGAATTAACCTCATTATAATACTCATCGCTATCTACTTCAATACCCTCTTGAACAACTTGTTGATGTATAGATACCGCAGCATCAGTCATGATTTTATCCTCTCCGAACCATTTATTCTTCTCCGCCCATTCTTTTGCTTTAGGCGTGATCTGAGGTGGCTCAGAAGGAGTTTCTTTAGGTTTTGCTTCTACGTTTTGTTTTTGTTGTTGTTGTTGTTCACGATTTTCCATTTCTAATCTAGCTTTTTCTTTTTCAACTGCTAATTTAGTTAGAGCATCGTTAGCTTCCATTATCTTCTGCGAATCATTAGCCTCGATCGCTTGTTTAAGGGAAACTTTGACCTGTTCTCTTTGAGCATCCACTCTAGCATCAAATTCTTTTAAGTTTTTTTGATCTAAAGCATCATACTTTTTGATAGTAGTGTCATACTTTTTTTGTAAACCCTTTGCATAATCCGTAGCTGCTTTTTCTCTACGCTTAGCTTCATTTACTTGATAAACCAACTTATCAATTCTTTTTTGATAATTAGTTGATTGATCTTTAAGATTATCTACAGGTTTATTTTCTTTAACTTCTTTTTTAGGTTCTTCAGGTTTTTCTTCTTTAACCTCTACACCCTCTGGAAGTTCTTCTTTTTTCTCTGACTTATCGTGACTTGTATATCCTAAGTCAACTTCACCTAAATTTAATTTAGGTGCTTCCTCTTTTTTCTCTTCCTGTTTGACTTCAACACTTTCTTCTTTGACGTCATCAGTATCGAGTTCTACTTCTTGAGGTTTTTTCTCCTCAGCGGTTACTTCGACCATGTTATCCTCCTTCTAAAACAAGTGGAGGATATCTTTCGGGTCTTTTATAGTACCTATAATCTCGTCGTCATTCAGAATTCTATGTTCACCGTATTTCGTTTGAAATCGATTACCAACATATCTACCATACATAATAAACTGACCTTCTTTACACCAAGGTCCGTTAGGAAATTTTTCTTTGTCTTGATAACAAAGATCTCCCATTTTAACCACAAGTGCACAAACAGTTGTCATTTGAATTTTTTCACTTGTCTCATCAGTTAAAAGTATGCCACCCTCAGTTTTCTTTTCACCAGAATAAGGACGTACTAACATTCTGTATCCAACTGGGTCTGGTAGTTGTTTAAGATATTCTTCTATGCCTTTGGGATCTGTAGGAACTTTTGAATTTTCCTCTGACTTTTTTTGTCCTTTCGGAACTAAAAGTGGTTTAGGTTTTATCAAACTGACCATCGTTATCCTCCTTTTGCAAGCTTTTTATATCTTGAAGCAGTGACTCAAGGCCACTGATCTTACCCCGACAATACATTAGTTTGTCTATGGTATCAACCCCATATATAAGATGGTCTTTTTCTCTTTCAAGCTGTTTCTTAATTATATTTTCGATGGCTTGTCTGGTTTGGTAATCTAAGATCACTTCTTACCATTTCTAAAAATTTGTGTACCCTTTATTCCAAAAATGCTCGCCACCACAAGAATCCACAGGTTTGTAAACCAAGAAGGAAGTGACTGGAAATACTCAAAGAATAGCTTTACTTTCTCCATTGCTTCAGGATCGTCTGACATGACTGCCCACATTAACACCACGATGGGCGCCGAAATAATTATCAAAACAAATTCATCCTTATAGTCGTTTTGACGAGCCTCAAGCAATTTGCCTTGGTAAGCTTCTTCACCCCGAGCCATTTTTTCAGCATGCATGAGTTGTGCATCTGACATTGCCATTTTTGTTTTTTGTCTATTTGCGTATATCTTACTACCTGCTTGTAGTGCTATTTTTGCTAAACTAAACCACGCCATTATAAATCTCCAAAATTTTTTAATTCTTCTTTCTTCTCTTTAGCATGACAAATTTTAGATATCAACTTATCAACTTCCTCAATGTGTTGTGGATGTTCACCAATTCCTACTGAATTAGTAAGGTATATTTTTATTGTAGCATCACCATGAGCTATTTCAGCATCATATTTTTTCTCTAAAGCGTCTAATATTGCTTTTGCGAAACTCATTTTACACCAATAAATTTAAATCCTTTAATTGCCTTTCCTACTCCTTTTATCCCATCTGGTCGATGAGGGCAAGTGCCTCTTCCTCCAGTTTTCAACTTTACAGGTGGGACGAGCGGATTCGGCCCTCTTTTAGGGGGTGGTCCGAATCTCACGCCGCCACTTTTGTACGCCCTGAAAGGAAAAAAATCGGGCGCACTAAAAGATTTTGTTTTTGTTTTAATTGGTTTTTTTAATATTGGTTGTATTGGACTACCTCCATTATCACCACTTATGGAAGGTCCTATTGTTCTTTTTGTAGGAACTTTAAATATTGGAGACCCAGATAATGCAGCTGATGAAATATCTTTTTGAATTTTTGGCGTAGATAATTGTTGAATTTTTCCTGCAGCCTTTTTGGCTCCCTGATAAACTAAACCTAAACCTGAAATATCAAAAACTCCTTTTCCTATTGCACTAACTTTAGCTGCCGTACTTATTTTTGGTCCTCCACCTCCTGACGATGCTCCATTACCACCATTCCCATTACCACCATATGTTGTTGACGTACGTGTTCCTTGGCCACCAAGTTCAGGTGATCCTTCAAAACCAGTTGATCCTTTTCTTCTTTTGACAACTCCTTTTAAAGTTCCCTTATTCGCGGCAGCATAAAAAACTTTATCAGCATCTTTGCCGTATTGTTTTTTAAAAGACTTTTTTATTTTTTTACCTTTTTCGGTTAGGGGCATTTTTCTTCCTTTGTACGTCTAATTTTTCTCTAGCAACTTTAATTCTTTCAGCTGCTTGATCCTCTTGGTTTTCTAATTTCATTTTTTGTATCTCTAAATTCTCTTCAATTTCATTTTCTCTTATTTCATTAGATTCCATGTCTTGCATTGCTTTTCTTTGTACTTCCATTGCTCTTAAATCTAACTCTCTTTGCTTCAATGCAACTAATGGGTCTCTATTTGTTTGAGTCTCAGCTTGTGCGAGCTCAGTTGTAATCTCAGCTATTCTTCTCGCTATCATAGCATTGATTTGTATCTCTGCACTTTGAGGATCTTGTTGTATTAAAATTTGCATGTCCATATCAGCTGCAACTTGAGCACCAACTTCACCTTGAGCCTTCAAACTTACGTGTTGAGAGATATGTGCTTGTAAGTTTGCGTAAACCATAGGGTTGATCTGAACCATTCTTGTAGCCATAAAAGCTCTGTGAGCGTTAATATGTGCATCATGATCCTGTTGTGGGAAAGCTTGCGGGATTTTCATCTGCATTGCCTCTAAATTTTCTATCGCTGGGTCCTTCGGTACTGGAACTTCGTCAGGTCTAAGTAAACTATCGATGTCTTTTGTACCTAATGCCTCGTAAACTCTTCTATATGCTTCTCTGATGTTGTGTAATCCAGGATTTGAGACTGCAATCTTTAAATTTTCGTTAGCAAGTGTAACTCTTTGCGCCATTGAGTAAATATTTGGGTCTGCAACCGGTATTACATCGACTCTATCGTCGAAATCTTGCACTTTTATCATTCGATCTGCTCCATAAACCGAATATGGGTAGACCGGTGGTAGATAAACTGAAAAAATTTTACCTAAAAGTCTAAATTCTTTACGCATTGCGTAGTAACAACGCTTATGAATAGCTGACATGACCCGTGATCCGCGTTCCAAAAGTGCAATCGTACTGCCTACTGCACGATTTTGAGCATCATTACCAACAGACATGTCCGTAATAGCCGCGAACCTCTGACCAGCTTGCACGACAAACCCTAAAAGTTGGTATAACGTGCCACTTGGTTCCTTAAATGGTAAAATTTGAAACTGATCTTTGATATTTCCGCCAGGTGCATCAACGTCTCTGAACTCACCAGGCTGAAATGGTTGGTCATCATCTCTGATTCTGATACCACGGCTCTTGAACCCTGCTGGTAAATTGCTCAAAGTTCCCGCATCAAGGAGTTGTCTTAAAGCTTGTGTGGCTGTTCTTGATAATCCACCGATCATGTGAATTAAACCAAAGCCATAAAAACCTAATCCTGGTAAAAATTTGTAGTGAACAAAATATTCTTTACGTTTTTTTGTTTCATCATCTATATCGTAGTTTCTGTATATAGATAAAATCTCTCCAGAACCTTCATCTATTGTTACTATGTATGGAATTTTTATATCTTTCTCAGGATTTTCTTGTACAAACTCGTCTATGTTTAAATCAACATGCATTTCTAAAATATTAAAACCATATTGTTTATCACCTGATGGTGTTACTCCCTCTAATTCTTGATATTTTTTTTCAATATCTGTCATACCTGTTTGCACAGGTTTTAATTCTACATCTCTGTAAAAACCAGACTTCTGTTGTTTAATAATATCATTCTCACTCATTCTAACAACGTGAGTAATTCTTTCACATTCTAATAAATCTGTTGCATAATATGGAACAACTAAATCCTCTGCAGGTACAAATTTTGCAACAGCTCTTTGCATGATTTCATCAAAATAAATTTTTTTAAATGCAGATCCTGCTAATGGTAAATAGAATAACATTTGATCCATGTCTGGAGTATATTCCTCCATTTTTTCTAATAACATGTAATTAAAAAATTCTTGCACTCTTGTAGCTTGATTAACTTTATCATCACTTTGTGCACCAACAACTTGTGCTCTTACTGGGCCATCTGATGGAATTAATTCTTTATAAGCCTGTGCTTGAAATTGTGTTACAGCCTCTGCTAACAAGGGATGAGTAACAGAAGCTGAACCTTTAAAAGGTCTAGTCATTTCAGTGTATTTGAAACCAAGTAGATCTAAACCTTTTGTGTATCCAGTCTCCCAATCTTTTCTGGATACTTTATCTCTTTTATATTCTTGAACTAGAGAACTTGATATTCTTTGTAATACTTCATCTGATAATTTTAAAGCGACGTTTTCATAAAACTCATCTATAATTTCTGCTCGGTCACGAATTTTTTCTAACTCAGGAGTTTCTTCCTCAAGTTCAATATTAACCTCTTCGCCCGGAGTTTCTACTTCCAAGTCCTCTTTAATTTTTTCAACTTCAGCCATTACATCATTTTTGTTGGTTTTACTCTAGCTAATCTTCCGCCTCTTGCTTTTATCATCTTACCTTTTTTTGCACCCATGCCAGCACCAAAAGGATCAATACCAAAAGTCTGTCCTGATATATTACCTTTAGGTAAAAATGCTTTTCCTATTCCTGTTCTTCTGTTTTTTACAATAGCAGGAATTCTAGCTTCATTCATTTTTGTGGCAAACATAGGTTTTGCGCTCATAGCACTTTCTTTAATAGCTCTATCCGCTGCCAACTTGTTCATGCCCATTTTAGCACCAGCGCCAAGGATTCCTAAAGCAAGAATTTTTTTGAGTCTTCGCTTAGTTTTTTTCTTCATATTATCTCCTAATAGTATACGTATTTTCTATTTTTATATTTCGTAACTTCATCTTCATCTGAATAAGTTGATACAAAATATCCTTGCCGGTATCTTAACATAGCCTGTGTGGTGCTATCAACATAATCGTCGTGTTCTCCATGAGGAAATGCTGCGCATTCTTCAATAACTTCCTCAGCAAATTTCTCATCCCTAGGATAATAAACTTGTCCAGATTCAAAAATAGGAGCTACAGCGTTGACCCGTGAGTGTTTGTCTTTTCCCCGTCCAGGTGTAAAATCCATCACTGGTATACCCATTCTTCTAAATTCTTGTAATAATGGTTGCCCAGAAGCTTTGGCTTCGATAATTGTAGTTTCAGGTTGCCAATATTTATATTGATCTAAGGCAACAGCTTTTAATTCAGGAAAATCAAATCTACCTCTAATTGCATCAATTAACATTATTGCATCTGCTGCGCCATCCTCAGGCTTAAATATACCCCAAGTCGTTATAGCAGAGTAATCTGCTGTTTCTTTTTTTGAAAACGCAGTATCGTAAGATTGTATTACGTGTTTCAGAATTGGCATATCATGTGACCATGGAATCCACCAATCTCTTTTGATGATCGCTCCTTCTTCAGACGAAGGCTCTTGCATATATTGTGCCGACCAATTTCTCACGGACAATGATGCTTTAACTTTTTCTAATTCTTCTATGTTCCAATATTCAGGCCAAACAGGATTACCACTTGGTAGTATTGCTGGAAACGAAATTTTTTGCCATTTATCTGCTTTAGGTTCAGACTCTGATTTTATTAATCGACCTGTTAAATCGTCTTGTGCCCACCTCGTCATCACGAGTACGATTGAGCCTCCAGGTTGTAAACGTTGTCTTGGTCCAGAAAGATACCAATCAAAAGTTCTTTCCATTGCCGAATCAGATAAAGAATCTTGTTCCGTGTGTGGGTCATCAATAATCAAAAGATCCGCCCCTCGTCCTGTGATAGAACCGCCTACCCCCGCTGCATAATATTCTCCACCTTGATTGGTCTCCCAACGTCCTTTTGCTTTTGAATCTTCTCGTAGTTTAACATCTCCAAAGATTTCTTTAAACTCTGGGCTATCAATTAAATTTCTTACCTTTGCACCAAATCTAGCTGAAAGTTCTGCGTTGTGTGATACCTGCATCAATTTCATTTTGGGGTTTTTACCAATCATCCAAGCTGGAAAATAAACAGATGCAAACTCAGATTTAGTATGCCTAGGAGGCATGTTAACAATTAATCTGCCTTTTTTGTTTTCAGCTATTTTAGTAAATTCATAAGCGATATGCTGATGGTGGCCCCATCTATTTGGGTCCTTATCTGTTCTACAAATAAATTCTGGCCAAACATTCATTACAAAATATAAGAAGTTGTCCTGACATAATTTAATATGTTCTATCCAGGTTCTCTCTACCTTCAATCGTAACTGATCTGTGGTTAATAAATTTGTGTCAGACATGAGATTTTATATCCTTTTGGGTCCCCATTTACTTTCACACTACACTACATGTATTTGTGTTGCAACATTTAGTCATAGTCTTAGTAACATGTAAATCTTTTGTCAAAAAAAAATTTTGACAAAAAAACAAAAAACGAAAGTTTTTTGAGACCCCTATAGCTGCGGGGGGCTGCTGCCCCCCACGAGTTTGTTTATTTTTTCTTAAAGTATTTTTTTACTTGCGCGTCAACGCGTTGTATGTTGGCGTTTTCCTGCGCTATCCTATAAGTATCAAGTTTATAAGGCTTGATACCTGTTAAGGTCTTAACCCCTCGTTTAGAGGGGTTAAGGTCTTTTAATTTATTCTTCTTCACGCTTTGCCTTAACTGTTACAGCATCAACAGGCTTGTTTTTAAATTTAGCGTATAAATCAGCGTGAGCATTTTTAAACGCCTTACTGTCAAAAATAATTTTTTTATTATTGACAACTTCAAGCCAAGTCTTGACACCCTTCCAGCTAAATGATTTTGCTAGTGGTTTAATAAAGACTTTTTTATCGTCTTTAATCTTTACACAACCAAGCGAAATTAATAGCTGTTCCTGTAGCAAGTCGCTTTTTTCTTTAAAGTCTTTTAATACTTGCTTATGTTCCGCAAGTTTAAAAGCCATTTCATTAACAGTCATTTTTGACAACTGTTTGATAAGTTTATGTTTGTTATTCATTTGACCCCCTTTGTTTGTGTTTTATGAATATTAAACATGAGTTTAATATAATGGGACT